CCGCGATGAGATGGGTCGCGCCGACGCGATGCTCCACCTCGCCGCGGTCAAATGGCAGCGGCGCGAAGCGTGCGGGCAGAGGGGATTCGAGCCGGATCAGCGCGAGATCGAGCGAAACGCGCTCTCGCCCCGAAAAGCCGGGATGGATCGCCCGGCTGATGACGCGCTGAAGCACATGGCTGCCACTCTCGGCATAGGCCACGACCACCTGCTTCTTGCCAGCCACGCAATGCGCGGCGGTCAGGACCACATCGCGGCCAATCACGGTTCCCGTGCAGGCGCCATGCCGGGTGCCTTCGCGCGAGAGGACCATAACGACATGCGGCTCAAGGCCCGGAGCAGGTTGCGACTGCGCTCCACCCAGCGCGAAAGCGGGCAAGGCCAGGATCACCAGGCTCGCGGTAGCGGCCGCCCGGGCGGCGAGCCGCAGCGCGCGGCCGGATTTTCGAGAAAGTTCCACAGCGCGGACCTTTGCACCGCGCCTTCCTGCCGCGCAAGGCCGATGGGCCGGCGCGGCGTGCTTCTGCGACAGAAAGGCACTGACCCATGATCCCGCTTCTGGTGGATGGGCCGCAGCTCGAGCCCGTCAGTCTCGTCGAGGCCAAGGGCTGGCTTCGTGTGGAGGGCAGCGACGAGGATAGCCTCATCCAGGCATTGATCATCGCGGCCCGCCTGACGGTGGAAAGCGAGATTGGCCTTGTCCTGCTCGCGCAGAACTGGCGGATCATCGGCGACCAATGGCCCCCGACGGAAACCATCCCCGTGCGGATCGGCCGCGTGATCTCGGTAGCCGGCGGGCGGGTGTTTCCGGCGTCTGGCGCGCCGCAGGCACTCGCGGCGGCCGAATTCGAAATCGTGAAGGGCCAGGAGCACGACTCCATCCGCCCGCTTCTTCGCCCGGCGCCGGGCCGCGGACGTGGCGGCATCGAGATCGATGTCCGGCTCGGCTTTGGCGAATTCGCAGCCCAGGTGCCCGAGCCTTTGCGCCTCGCGGTGCGCCAGCTCGTGGCCTTCTGGTTCGAGAACAGGGGCGATGCCGCCATCGTTGAACGTGGATTGCCCGGCCCGGTGCGGACCATGCTGAAGCCGTTCCGCAGCCTGCGCCTCGGAGGATTTTCGGCATGAGCAAGGCGCGTGTTTCCATCGCCAGCCGCCGCAATCGCCTGACCCTCGAGCAACTCGCGGAAACCGCGACCCCGCTCGGCGGAGCGACCCTGGGCTGGCAGAATGTCGCGACCCTGTGGGGGGCGATCGAAATGACCGGCGGCCGCGAAACGGAAGAGGGTGGTCAGGCCATCGGTCCGCGCAGCGGGCGCGTCACGCTGCCCTTCCGCGAGGGGATCGACGCGCGCTACCGTTTTCGCTTCGGCACTCGGATTTTGGAAATCACGGCGGTTTTCGACCCTGACGGCAACCGCCGAAGAATCGTCTGCCTCGTGCGGGAGGTGACGCCATGAGCGCGATCCATCCGGTTCATGCGTTGAAGGCGGCGGTTCGGACGCGCCTCACGACGAACAGCGCCGTGACGGCGCTGATCGACACGGCGGTGCATGATGCGCCGCCGCGGGGGGCCGAACCACCCTTCCTCATCCTGGGCGATTCCCAGCTTCGCGAGAACGGCACCAACGAAGCCGAGGCTGTGGTTGTCGATCTCGATCTCGTTGCCGTCACGCGCGAGCGCGGTTCGGCCGAGGCGCTGGCGATCCTGCATGCGGCGCAGGTGGCCATTGGCGCTTCGCCCCTCGCGGTGGCCGAGCACCGGCTCTCGCTGATCCTGATCCGGGAGACGCTCGTTCGGCACGATGAAGCCCGGGCGCTGACCCGTGCCACGGCGCGTCTGCGCGCCTTCCTCCACATCCTCTGACATCCGAAGGAGAGCCTCATGGCAGCCCAACGCGGCAAGGACATTCTGTTGAAGCTCGCGGATTCGATGAACGCCTTCGTGACCGTGGCGGGCCTGCGCACGCGACGCTTCTCGCTCAATGCCGAGACGGTGGACGTGACCCACTCGGAATCCACCGGGCGCTGGCGTGAATTGCTGGACGGCGCGGGCGTGCGCCGCGCCTCCATTTCCGGTTCCGGCATCTTCAAGGATGGCGCCTCGGATGAACTGGTGAGGCAGGTCTTCTTCGATGGCGCGATCCGCAACTGGAAGATCGTGCTGCCGGATTTCGGGGAGATCACCGGGCCGTTCCAGATCACCAGCCTCGATTATCGCGGCGAACATGCGGCCGAGATGACCTTCGAGATGGCGATGGAGAGCGCCGGCGCGCTCACCTTCACCGCGCTCTGAGGCCCGCCATGACGAGCCAGCACATGACCAACCGGCGCAGGGGCGAAGTCAGCCTGAACCTGGGTGCGGAACGTTTTGCGCTCCGCCTCAGCCTTCAGGCACTGGCGGAGATCGAGGCAGCTCTCGGCGCAGGCGACCTCCAGGGGCTCGGCGAGCGTTTCGCCGGTGGGCGGATCGCGGCGCGCGATCTCGTCGCCTTGCTTGGCGCGGCGATCCGCGGCGGTGGCGCGAAGCTCGCCGATGAGGAGGTTGCAAGCCGGATCGGCGCAGAGGATCTGCCGCGCGCGGTAGCGGCACTGTCCGATCTCTTCGCGATCTCTTTCGGTGGGGAGGCCGCCTCGCGCCCTCCCGCGCCGTAGCAGGCAAGGCAACGGCCCGGCCGCGCGCCTTCCCCTGGCAGGAAGCAATGGCGCTCGGGTTCGGCCTGCTGCGGCTTTCGCCCGAGGCTTTCTGGTCGATGACCTTGCCCGAACTCGCCGCCGCCCTGCGCGGCCTGCGTGGTGAGACCGGCCTTCCGGAAGCGCCCGATGGCGAGGCCTTCCACGCGCTGATGCGCCTTTTCCCCGATGAGAGGACCAACGCCCATGATGGATGAGGAAACCGATATCGGCCTCGATGTATCGGGGGCCGTGACCGGCCTGACGCGCCAGATGCGCGCGCTCGATACGGTGACGTCGCAATTCGGCCGCTCGCTCTCGCGGGCTCTCGCCAGCGGCATCGCCCAGGGCAAGGGCTTCGACGATATCCTCAAGAATATCGGCCAGCGCTTCCTGGAAATCGCACTGAAGGCGGCGTTCAAGCCGCTGGAGAACAGCCTCGGTTCGATGTTCTCGAGCCTGTTCAGCGGGCTCGGAGGGCTCGGAGGGCTGGGTGGAGGCGGCGGGCCAGCGACCTTCTTTGCAGAAGGCGGCGTGATCAATACCCCGCATTTCTTCCCCATGGGGCGCGGCCTCGGCATCGCCGGCGAGCGCGGCGCGGAGGCCATCCTGCCGCTCTCGCGCGGGCCGGATGGAAGGCTCGGCGTGGCGACAGGCGCAGGCGGGAACGGGCCGGTGCGCATCGTGATGAACATCTCCACGCCGGATGCGGAGAGCTTCCGCCGATCCGAGGCGCAGGTCAGCGCGAGCCTCGCGCGCGCCGTGGCGCGCGGACAGCGTTCTTTGTGAGGAGAGGGCAATGGCCGGATTTCATGAAGTGCGCTTCCCCGTCGAGGTAGCGCTTGGAGCGCGCGGGGGGCCGGAGCGGCGCACGGAAATCGTGACGCTGGCAAGCGGCCGCGAAGAACGCAATGCGCGCTGGGCGCTCTCGCGCCGGAAATATGATGCAGGCTATGGCGTGCGCTCCATCGAGGGGCTTTCGGCCATCGTCGCGTTCTTCGAGGAGCGGCGGGGGCGGCTTTACGGCTTTCGCTTCCGCGACCGACTCGACTGGACCTCCGCGCCGAAGAACGCACCGCCCTTGCCGAACGACCAGCCGCTCGGCACGGGAAACGGGACGCGGGCGGCGTTCCCGCTCATCAAGCGCTACGGCGCGACGTATTCGCCCTATGAGCGCCCGATCGCGAAACCGGTGGAGGGCAGCGTCCGCGTGGCGGTGAACGGCGCGGAGCGCGTCGCAGGAACGCATTTCGATTGCGACGCGACCACCGGAATCGTGACCTTCCGCTCCGGGCATATCCCGCTTGCAGGGGCCTCCGTGACGGCGGGATTCGTCTTCGATGTGCCGGTGCGTTTCGATACGGATTTTCTCGAGGTCGATCTGTCGGCCTTCGAGGCCGGGGCCATTCCCAATATTCCGCTCATCGAAATCCGGGTTTGAGCCATGAAATCGCTTCCCTCGACCATCGCCCTGGCGCTCGCCTCCGGGGTAACGACGCATTGCCAATGCTGGCTCCTGACCCGTAGGGATGGCGTGGCTTTGGGCTTCACCGACCATGACCGCACGCTGAGCATCGGCATGCAGGTCTTCGAGGCTGCAAGCGGCATCGAGGCATCCGCCGTCGAGAGCGAGACGGGCCTCGCCGCCGCGAATGGCGAGATCACCGGCGCGCTCTCCAGCGCGCGCGTGACCGCCGAGGATATCGAGGCAGGACGCTATGATGGCGCTGAACTGCGCCGCTGGCTCGTGGACTGGAGCGCCCCCGCGCTCGACTGCCTGATCGATGCCGTGACCATCGGCGAGATCCGCCGGAAGGATGGAGCCTTCATCGCCGAGACGCGCAATGCTCTGCATGCGCTCGACCTCGAACAGGGACGTCTCTACAGCTCGGCCTGTTCGGCCGAACTGGGTGATGCGGAATGTGGCGTGGATCTCAACAACCCCGCAT